TTGACGGCCACACCCTTCACGAAAGGGTTAGGTGATCTGTACACACATGTGGTCGGTGCCAAATCTACGGGAGCATTGATTGAGGATGGTTGGCTGACACCTCTGAGGATCTTTATTGCCAAAGAGATTGATATGACGGGGGCCAAGAAGGTAGCCGGCGAGTGGGCGCAAGACGAGGTAAGCGAACGCGGCATGAAGATCACAGGCGACATTGTGGCCGAGTGGATCAAGCAGACCAACCGGATCTTTGGCAAGCCCGTAAAGACGGTGGTGTTCTCTGCTGGGGTAGCGCACGGTCAGGACTTAGCGCGTCAGTTCAAAGAGCAGGGCTACAACTTTGTGTCCATCTCTTACAGAGAGGATGATGAATACAAGCGTTCAATGATCGAGGATTTTGCCAAGCCAGACACTGAGATACACGGGTTGATTGCCACCGACATTCTTACGCGAGGATTTGACGTCCCCGATGTGATGATTGGCGTATCGGCTAGGCCATTCTCAAAGTCATTTAGCTCGCACGTCCAGCAGATGGGGCGAATAATGCGTCCGTTTGAGGGCAAGAAGTACGGTGTTTGGCTTGATCATTCAGGTAACTACCTACGTTTCAGGGCAGATTGGGAGAAGCTTTTTACAGAAGGAGTGACGGAACTCACCAAAGATGGCGAGAAAGCCAAGAAAGAGCCAGATGAAAAGGAGAAGAAAGAATCCAAATGTCCAGTGTGCGGAGCTTTGTGGACGTTTAGCAGCAATATCTGTGGGTCGTGTGGTTATATAAAGCCGATAAAGAGTGTGGCTTCGGTGGCTGGAGAGCTTCACGAGCTTGCCGGGGAGGGCGATAGAATGCGTGCCGAGCAGCAGTCGTTCTATTCTGAATTGTTGTTTTACGCAAGGTCGCGTGACTTCAAAGAAGGTTGGGCAGCGCACAAATACAAAGAGAAATTTGGCGTTTTTCCCCGAAACTTAAGTTCAAGCTCCTTACAAATTACAAACAAAACATTGAGCTGGATCAGGTCGCGCAACATAGCGTGGGCCAAATCCAAGAGGGCATAAGAATGAATTTTGAACAGTTTGCAGAAATGCACGGGTTACTCATTCGTAGCCTGATGCTGGACAAATGGGTGCGTGTTCCGACCTTGGATCACCCCAAGAAAATGAACGGTGCGTACATCTTTGACGGCCAGTCTGGTGCCATAATCAATTTTGCCATGCACGAAAAGCATATTATTTTTAAGTCAGATGAGCCATACAGGCCAGACCCACAGATGAGGGCCAAGCGCGAGCAGGCAGAAAAAGAGCGTCATGCCAGACAACGACAAGCCGCCGGTAGGGCTTTTGGCATTGTCAAATCTGCGGTGCGCGGCCACCATCCGTATCTTGACCGGAAAGGATTCCCGGAACAGGAAGGTATTGTTTGGCTTGGCAGTCTGGTCCTGCCGATGCGCATTAAAGACAAAATAGTTGGCTGCCAGCTAATAGGTCCAGATGGCACAAAGCGTTTTTTGGCCGGCCAAATCACCAAAGGCGCGAGTCTGGTGATCGACAACAAGGGACCGGATGTGTTGGTGGAGGGGTTTGCTACGGGCCTGTCGGTGCGTCGTGCGCTCAAATCTGTGCGGCAGCGGTATCGGATTCACGTTTGTTTTTCGGCAGGGAATATGCTTGAGATAGCCAAAGGGATGCAAGACCCGTTGGTGGTTGCCGATAACGATGCCAGTGGAGTAGGCCAAGGTGCAGCCAAAAAAATATCCTCACGCATCTGGCTAGGCCAATTGGGTGAGGATTTTAACGATGCCGAGATACGCATGGGTACCTCGGCAGCAGCGGATTCTCTACGTCCTTTCTTGTGAAGGAGGCCAGTCGTGATGTTTTACGAATAGGTCGCCAAAGGCTTGGACTAGCTTTCCCGCGTTGACGGAGTCGGCCCGAAAGAATGCTAGTGCTATGGCATTGGCAAACCCTCCGCCGACCAGCTGCATGGTCTTGGCGGCTTCAAATAATTGCTCGTAGGTCAAGTCGGTGGCTTTCATGTTAGCTCCTTTGGTAGTTCAATCTCGTCACCCAGTTTGGATGCAACGTAGCATCGCATGGCGGCAATCAGGGGTGTAAGGCCGTACTCTTCATACAGAGGCATATCTAAGTCAGCTTTTTGTATGCTTGCTTTCCAAGGCATCGAGTGAAACGCCCAGTTACTTACGCTAATAACCTCACGCTCAATGATCGGCCCACCTTGTGCCCAGTCGGTTGAGTATTCGTATGGGGAATAACCTTCGCACTCACCGTGTATCGCGTAATGCACTGCCCAATCAAGGGCGGCATCTGTCAGTTCATTTGTTTTCATGGTTAGCCCCTTTCCTGCATTCGTCCATCCATGCAAATAGCGCAGCCTTGGCTTCGGACCTGCTCATGTCGAATGTGTCTTCAAGGTAGGGCACGGCCCCGAACATATTGGTTATGCCCGAGTCGCGCAAGGCAATTAGGTAGGCGTTGATGTCTTCAGTTGTGTGTTTCATAATTTTCCTGCTTTGGTTTTGAAATAGTCGACAATAAAGTCGGGTGCATTGCAATCATTTGCTAACGCAACAGCAGCCCAATACTCATCAGGCGTCATCGTGCGGTTTTCACACTTGTCTTCCATGCGAATGATGGCAGCAAGTAAATGATTTAGCAGTATGTCGTCCAGTGTGATTCTTATGGTGTTAAGGTAGGTATGACTTTTGTCAGTTGTGTGTTTCACGTTTGATTCCTTGTTCAATTAATTGCTTCTCAAATTGCTCCAGTACTTGGCGTCTGGTGCCTTTCAATCCGGTTTCGGTTTTGATGATCTGGTAGCAGCTCCTGCCCCGCATCCTCATTCCCCTCACTTCAAGCTTCAGACCCGAGAGTAAAGTCAGCAGCCGGAAGTTGAGAATCTGATCAGCGTCAGTCATGATGGTCATTCAATAGTCCTCATCAATTCGTTCGTCAACGTCCGATTGGTCGTAACCGGTCAGGATGTGCGGTCGGTAACGATACAGTTTGTAGACTTCGCATTTTTCGCAGACACGGCACAGCGGGATGCCTTGTGCATCGCTAATCCACCATGAACCGTCTTCAGTGTTGTGCATTTTGCAAGGGTCTTTCATACATTTATCCATTTGAGTTTGAAAACAGTTGGGAAATACTCTTGAGAATATTCCTCTACCCAGACCCTGCCTGTACTGGAGGGTTTGTGCGGTGGTCTGCCGCCCCAGATGTGGCAGTCCTCGATCTTCTCGTTTAGCTCTACGGGAACGCCAGTGTCAGCGTGGACCAATACCCAGTTGTCTACAGTAATCATGCTGATATCCTTCTAAGTGGAATGACCCGTCTTGCGAGCAGGTCGGCTTGCTTGGCACGCATACCATGGGCACGAAACCCAATGATTGATGTCCGGTCCGCCCGTTGGCACAGGCCACAAGTGGCACACGTTATGTGGTTTGTGGTTTGTGCAGGGCACACAAGGATGTAGCGTCCCTCTGGAGTCATGGAATGCTTGGGTGTGTCCATGGGCACCACAACGGCCACAGGCAGTCCATGCTTTGCGAGTCGGTCTGCGTGCCCTGCATCGTCTGCCGATAGGTTTACCGTGAACCCCCAAGCAGTCGCGTGCCTTGCCCATTTGATGGCTTTCTTGGAATGCTTGTGTGTGTACGCAAACCCTCTGCGTCCTTTGTTGGCTTTGACGATCTGGCCTAATGCGTAGGCGTCAACGTCTTCACCCAGACCGGCCAAGTCACCGGCCACACCGTATCGCCACAATTGATTCTCAGGCAGCAGCGTGATCTGGTGCGTCAGCTCATCCAGTTCGATGCCCTTGTCGTCCACCCGATTCCAATTCAGTCGGGTGTGGAATTGCTCAGCGTAGCAAGTCGTGCGGTAATGCACGCAGCTCGGAGGGCACGTTGACGATGCGTTATAGGTCTGGGGTATTGGACCCGTCTTGCGGTTTGCACTCGTGCGAATGAATAGGTATTTCATGTCGTCTCCTTATTTAAAGATCAACTACTTGGTCAAGTGAGTCGTTGATGCTGTCGCAGGCATTACCAATCGTGTTGGCAAGGTCTTCCATCAAACTGATAGCCTCTTCCATGGCTTGTCCCTTTTCGGAACCTTGCAAGCCCTCTGGCATATTGTCAAAAGCCTCTTGCTCTTCGTTCTGTACGTCCTCCATATCTTGCTGACAACTGTTCAGTTTTTCCAGTGCCGATAAGATGCGTTCTTGGACTTTGGCAATTGTTTTGCGGCGATCTGCGTTCATGTCGTCTCCCGATAGGTCGCGTAAGACCGGATAGGGTGTGGTTTGTTTGTGTGCTTTTCGACAATCGTGTATTCCTGGCCTTTGGCAATCAGGGCACGCATGAGCAGGTCAAAATCGCAGTCTTCTTCAAGGTATGCAGTCTTTCCCCTCATGTATGAGTAGTGGCTCACTTGGTTGGCAATGCCAAGGGCACGCAGTGTGTCGATCTTGCACGCGGCCCATCCATGCCCCCCGTCCGTGTAGTACATGATTTTCATGTCGTCTCCTTAACAACAACCGAGGAAGATTGCGCCTTCAACCGCAGGCGCATAGCCTTCGATCTCGTATTTAGCATCATGCGCGAGCGGCACGTACCACAGGCTAAAAGGCAGTCCTTCCGATTGCATCAGTTTGATTAATGCGCCAAGGTCGCGGTGGTCCGTAGTCGTTGCCCACAGGCCAAGTGTGGACCCGTAAATGTGGAATTTCATGATGGTCCTTAATGTGTTTTAAGTGCAGTGACGTCCATGCGGACTGATTCTTTTCCTACGCTCGTGTGCGCAGCCACTAACTGGTGGCTAGGCTTAAGCTTTGCAGCAACTGCCTTCCAGTTCACCTTGGTCGCGCCATCGCAGCTCGCAAAAGAAACGCGATAGAAGTCCCCTTCAATTTCCTTCAGGCCAGTGTCTTCCAGTTCGGCCCGTACAGTGTCCAGTTCGTCTTGCGTGCGTTTCAAGACAATGCGCAGCAGACCGATACGGTCGGCAGCTCGTGAAGCAGCCGCAGCAGCGGTGGTTACATCGGTGATATCACCGTGGTCATTCAGGCGTGGCGTCATTTGTGCGAGACGCTGTGCCAGTTCAATCATGTCGGTCGGTTTCATGTGTACTCCTTTAATTGGGAAGATTCCCCACAAGCCCAGACCCGCTAGGCTTGAAGTCAATCTCAATGCGCGTCTACGTTTGCGTTGATGTCAACGAAATTGCTTTCCTCCGCCATTGAATCGTCTACGTCAGTGATTGCGTACCGTTCGCCATCGACCCACAGATAAATCTCAGCGTAAAAGGGCACGGTCTTCAATGCTTCGAGCAGCTCATGCTTTTTCATAATCAGCCCCTCCATGCAAGCAGCAGACCGATCAGACCGATCACGAGCAGGCAGGCCACAGTGATCAGAAAGTCAACTACGGCAGCAGCTCGCTTTTCTACGCGGGTTTCAAACAGTCGGCGATTAATCTCGCGTGCGTACTGGGTGTGTTTGTTCATGGTTTAGTCCTTGTCAAAATAAAATTCGTTCAGCGGTGCATCTACGTTGCCTTCCTTGTATACGGTGATGACCATGCCATCTTCGTTTGTGTGTATGCGCACAGAGAATTGATTTACATCAATCCATGCAGCACCATCGGTCAGGGTGTAGTCGTTGTCGGTCAAGGGGATCATGGCTTAGTCCTTTGTTGTTGGCGCATTTCTTCAATTGTGAGGATGAGTCTGGCTCGGGCAATGAGGGCAAGTAGTTTGTTCATTCGTCCGCCCAGATAAAGAAAGGGATTGCAAACAGGCTCAGCATTCCCGCGTAGAGGAAGGCAGGGTCCATGGTCCCGAACACATAACCCGCGAACAGCAGCGGGGCCTTGATGATGTAGAAGTGGTAGATTTTCATTGTTGTTTCTCCAGTTGTTGTTTTTCCAGTCGAGCAGTCAAAGTGACAAGGCCCTCAAGCAGTCTGGCCGCGCGCACGCGTTGGACAATCGTGGTTGTGCCGCGTTTGCGCACTTCAAACCAACCGTGTGGCTCAAGGTTGACTACGCAGTCAAAATGTTTGGCAGCGGCCCAAGCGCTCATGTAAGCTTGGGCAAGATTGAGTCGGTCTTTTTGAGTCATGGTGTTGTCCTTTAGGTTGGTTGCAATACATGGGTCTAGCCCATGTCTTGCATTAGATCATAGATATTTAAGGTCTTGCAAGCTTTTTTTAAATTATTTTGCTCAGGCCGCGTTGGTCTGGGTCCGGTCTGGGTGTAACAAGTTACACAAGGCAGCTCGCGCATGGGGGGATTGCAAGGCAGCTCAAGATCATGTATCGTGGATACTCATTGTGTACCCAAGCAAACAGACCATGACCGAACAGACCCAGACAGCCAAGCCCGCAAAGTCTAAGCCCATGAAAAAGCTTACTCGCGCACAGATCACGCAAGGACTAGAACAGTTTCCAATAGAAGTGTTACTCAGCAGCGGTAAGGGCAAACAAGCTCAGCTCACCACAAAGCAAAGAGAGTTTGCTCACGGCCTGGCAATGGGCAAGACCAAAGCACAGGCATACAGGGATAGTAGGCAAGGCAAGCCTGCACCGTCCACAATCGTTCACGCACCATACATCCTTGCAGCCGATCCAAGGATCCAGTCAGAGGTTGAAGCGTATAGGCTGGCAATAGAAGCAGAGAAACATCGAACCCCTGCTCAGCTCAAGTCGTTACTGGTGCAGCAGCTCGTTCAGCACAGCCTTGACCAAGACTTTCCACCTGCTCAGCGCGTCCAGTGCCTGAAGCTCTTGGGCACCTTATTTGAAGTGGGTGCCTTTGTCGAGCGCAAGGAAGTAACCACAGTGAATCGGTCTGGGGACATCCGCGCACGCATACTCGAGACACTCAAGGATGTGACAGACGTCACCGCATTGGACGATGGCCTAGACCTGCTTGAGGAAATCAGCCAGACGGCCAGTGTGAGCAGCGCCCCATCCGCCGACCCCACCGGCCCCCCACCCCCACATTCTGACGTGGCCGCGCCTGAGGTTACTACGCATACTATTCCACTCACTCAATCACATGAAATATCGGAACCCCCCCCTTCACTTGCCAAATAAAAAGTGCCATATATATTTTTTGTATAAAAAAGCATTACAAGTGTAACTAGTTACATTGATAGAAAATTAGTATTCAAAAAAGAAATTTTATGATCAAATTGGATGGTTATGATGATGCGATTATTGGGCCTGCGATGATTTGGGTGGATAAGGAGATGGTTGATGTATTGGTATACGACGCTGAGACTATCAGGGAGATCTTGATGAGCAGGGATGGTATGGGGTCTGAGGCGGCTCGGGAGTTTATTGAGTTCAATATTGAGGGTGCATATATGGGGCCGGGTACGCCTATTTTGGTGTGGCCGGAGGATGTATGGAGCGAGTAAGGGATGTGGATGGTGGGATGGAGAGATTGATGACGCCAAAGCAGAAGATGATATTTTTGTGTGTGGACGAGTACTGGAAGAGGTTTGGGTATGGTCCGTCGATTGATGACATTATGAGGTTGACGGGGGACCGTGGGAGGGGGAATGTGAACAGGGTGTTGAAGAAGCTGTGTGTGTTGGGGGTGTGTAAGAGGGTGCCTAATACGGCGAGATCGGTGAGGCCGGTGTATATAAATTTTAGGAAAATTGAGTGATGCAAAATATTGATGCGATTGCGAAGGCTATAGCTCAATTGCCGTTGAATGTGCAGGAGCAGGTGTTTGATGATTTGTTTGAGCTGAAGAGGGCAAAGAAGAGGGAAGAGGCGCAGGCTTCGTTTGCTAAGTTTGTAAAAGCGATGTGGCCGGGGTTTATTGATGGACGCCACCATAAGGTAATGGCAAAGAAATTTGAAGAGATTGCTGCGGGGA